TCCAGTAATTTAAGGAATTAATATAAATTTCTGATGCTTCTATTGTGCCACTTAATGTCGCATTAGTTGCTGTTATATTTCCTGCAGGAGTTACATTAAAGTTTGTGCTTACAATTGCACCATTAGATAAAATATCAATTCCCGGTGTGCTAACAGAGTTTGCAACCAGCGCACCACGAATTGATGTGTTAGCAAATTCGGCAGCCCCATTCCCGTGAATAGCCCAACCAGAGGTTCCAGACACATAATTATTGCTTTTAATTACTTGATTTATTAAAACAATATTGGCGTTCAATTCATTGGCTGTAATTGTATTAGCGGCAATCTGATCAGCAGTAATAGTGTTAGAAACAATACTAATAGCATGCAAGGTATTTGGAGCTAACCTAATCCCCGAAGGGCCTAAAACAGTATCTGTTACAATGTCTGAAATTACATTTTTTAAAGAATTAAAATTTGAAACCTGCCGAGACAGTCTTGAGCCAGACCCAACGTAACCAACTGTCCAATCATAAATTGAATATTCATCAGTGTCTATAAGCGCAGCTGATATTCCATCATGGGAGTGTCCGCCATTATAAAAAACAACGCTGCTTTCAGAAATCCCACTGGAACCAGATCTTAGCCTGCTCACTACACCACCTTCCTGACAGTAATGCTTTGCGATGGGCTGTCGGAGAACCCACACTCGGTACTGATAACCCAATACTCTCCATTAATTATATCAAAAGAATCCATTGAAGATATCTTTATTCTATCGCCTAATTGTATTCTAGGGTTTGGCAATATATTTAAAGTTATAATAGGTACAGGATCACTCATTTTATTAATAATAAAATTAGCTATTCTTTGTGCTTTTTCTAAATTAGTAATAAATTCGTTTTCAATAATTAATTCTTTAAGACCATATTTTCTAATATTATCATTAAGTTTTGCAACTTTTTCTAAAACTTCACCTTTAGCTTCAGTTACAACAACTGGTATTCCGGCTATTGACGCAAAAGCTTTTGTATTATCCGCAGGGTTTTCTCCCTCAACATAAATAAGTGAACCAGAAGTTGTTGCGTTTGAAGCAGCAATAATCAATTTAGCACCATAATGATTAGATTCATATTTAATCATTTCAATTAAAGCAGGCTCTGGCTCATTAAGATTTGTTATCAATGGATTTTGAACTCTAAAAGCTGGTGTCTTATCAAACTTAATATCAAAACTACGAACCTCTCTAACAAGGGCTCCGTCAGAATGAGATGCTGCTGTTGTGTCAAATTGAGCTCTTTCAACAGTCAAAAAAGAATTACTAGTTGTATTACTATATTTTACAATTTCGTTATTAATTTTAAGATATCCTGATTTTGGAAAAGTTGGATCATCAGTCGTACTTACCGGAATAGAATTAGACGTACTCGTAATGTTTGATGTTAATTCAACGACACCGAGAGATGTTGGGTCTTCAGCTCTCCACAAAGATTGCCTAGCAATTAAATTATTTGTCACTCCTGCAATTTTTACAACAACTTTATTTGTTTGTAATTGAACATTATAACTAGCATCTATAATATTTGTTGTATCAGAAAATATTTGTTGCACATTTGCATGTTGATCTATAGTGGATTCAAAAAATCTATTAAAATGTTCATATTTTGCTTTTTGATTTTCATCAATATATAAGCGACCAAGATCAGCTAAACTTATATCATTGATTATACTTTGCGCAGTGGTGTCATTTCCATATATAAAAGGAAAAACATCTGTTGGTTGCATTTGTGTTTCTATATAATTATTTAAATTTTGTTCTGCATTTAAAGCTTTATTAAATATAGCAAACTCATCAATTGTAAATTCCCTAATTGCGCTAGGTGCAACTTCATTGGAAGATTCATACTTAGCACCACGCCCACCAATGCAAAGGTCTTTATTAGAATACGAAACTGGAGTACCTGATATAGTAATACTATTGGATAAAGAACCATTTATGTAATATTTTAAAGAAGTACCATCAAGCGTAAATGACATTAATGTAAAAGCAGAATTTGACAACGCAGTATTAGATGAAATTGTCTGAACACCTGAACTTGTTATCATTTTTAAACCATGCATTGAAGAATTATAAAATAATTCAAAACCAGAATTTGATGACGCATTACTCCAATTACTGATAAATTCACCAGTATTTGAAAAAGAACCCTGATTAAATTTTATAAATGTAGAAATTGTAAAATCACCAGTATATGTGTGAGAATTACTATTAAAAATGTCATATGATATATCATAAGGAACTCTTAAATATGAATTTGACGAAAGAAGTAAACTTTTGTTATCAACATCAGAAACAACACCGCCAGGTTGAGACAAAACTGGAGTGCCAATATATAAAGCATTATTCCTTCTAGCCGATCTTTCTATTTGATTTTGGCTAGGGACAACAGACCACCTGCCCGTTGAACTATTAAAAGACAAATATGATTGATTTGACCTAGAGCCTATTCGGTCTAAGGCAGACATTGTGTATGTTTGATCAGAATACACCCAATCAATTCCGCCATTATCATTTCTTTTTAATTTAATCTGAAAAGGAGTTCCAGTTTGAAGCGTACCAGTAAAAAACTCTATTCTTAATTCATAAGATTTTCCAGCCGTCAGGTTGTAATTATCTGACTCCACGGTGACTAATGAATTGGAGCCAGATTCAATAGAATACCAATCATTTATAATTAAAATTTTATCCAAATAAACACGAACACCTCCTCTATTTATCAAAATCATTATGCTTTGATTGCCCGAAGTGTCTGGAACATAAAACCCATCAAAAACGCCGTTATATGATTCGGACACAGAACCACCGGCAGTTTTTGTAAAAGTTCCAGTAGTAAAATTCAACGCAACGGGGTAGGCTTGATCTTGAGTGGATATTTGGTTAGAGGTCGTTGTTAATGAAGGAGTAAAATAAGATTTTATATCTAAAGCTTTCTCCATAATGCTTAAATCTTTATCGTTAGCATCAAGCAATATATCTTTTAACCCAACTAAATCGTTAGATGTAACTTCAACAAATCTAGCCCTTAAAGAATTTGATATAGTCCTAGTCGCATTGTCCCTGTCAACAATATTTTCATTAAATCCATAATGCAATATTGCATTATTTTTTGTATAAGATTCAGATGGTTTTGATAAATAAGAAACATCAGATTCAGGAAAATTAACATTCATCAAAATATTTTTAGACGCAAAAGCTACAGTTGTATCTTGTAAGAAAAATCCTTTATTAAAAGTTTTTTCATTCAAAAATTTACTCCAATTAGTCAAAGAAGCGCTTACTGTCATTGAAGAAGAAGAAGCTTGCCACTCATCAACGTAAAATACTCCGTAAGGAACATACTCAAAAGTATCAAAATGTACAGTAGAATTTGCGCTATGAGATCTGGCTACCGAGCCCCCATAGCCTCTTTGAATAACATTAAAAACAAAAGGTGTGCTTTTTGAACACAAAACATATTCACGATTAACTGTATCTTTGTTAATTATTAGTATAAAATTATTATTACCGCCTCCGTCTGGAAAACCGTATGTTGTGCCTGCCGGAATTGTATTTGAATTAGCATTTATAGAATTTGTTAAAAAAGTTGATATAACATATTCATCAGTTTTTTCAATCTGCCAACCGCCATATACATAGAATCTTAAATCTTTCTTCATATATTTTCCAAACTGGGACCCGGAACTAAATATATTAAAATCTTTATTACTGTTGTTGAAATTGATAGATGCAGTAGAAGAACCTCCACCAGCAATAGGAAGACTTGTTTCATGAACATCTCTGACTTTAGAGACATTAACATCAATTACATAATCGGTCATATCTTTTTCGTAAATAGGGCATACTTCTTGAACCCGAGCATTATCTAATTTATTTTTGGTTGTATATATTGTTACTAATATCTTATTAATAGATGTATTAGATATCCCCTCAAGATAATGAGTTAAATAATAATTATCTTCTGGTATCTCCCCATCTTGATCAAAAACCAAAGTTGAAGTATTTACATAAGCTTTTACATTATATGATTTTATTTGACCGTAATGTTCTGAAGTTATAATCTTAATAACATTTATCGGTCTTGCCGTAAATAAATAAGTCAAAACTACTGGGGTAGCAAACTCGTAACCAAGCTTTGTTGCATGAAGATTAGAAGTACTTTTCGTAGATGACCAAAACCCGAATTCAAAATTATCATCTAAATCAAAAGAATTATTTTTTGAAGTACTAGATGTTGGCATACAATGCCAATTCCCATTAGCCGTAATGATATTCCCGTAGACATCTTTTGCGCCAGCAACAGCCCAAGGGAAAGATTCCCTCTCTATTCCATTAATTGATTCATTTGGGGTAAAATAAAAATTAGCCCTTTTTGCTTTATTAAAAGTTATTTCATTATCAGAAAGAGATCTGTTTTCAGAAAGCATCTGATAAGACTCATTAACGATGTCGTTAGAAGATGGTATTTGAAAAGTAGCATTACTTGAAGCTATTTCTGTGTTTGCATCAACCTTATCAATATGCCTACTATCCAACCAATGAGCAATAACTAATGGTTTAATTTTTTGAGAAATAGCCGAAGTTTTTTCTATAAAAGTATTAGAAATTGGTTTACCATACAATCCATGAGTTAGCATTAAATTTCTCCTAGAGTTATTGAGCAATCCCAATAATAAGAATTATCAGCAATATCTCTTCTAATTAAAGTTTCGCTGTAATCCGTTACTAATACATTATAACTTGTTTCTGAAGCCGGAGTAAGCCCTGAAGAATCCATATTTGTAATTTTTAAAACATGGTAATCTGGGTCGTTAGCTACTGACGATATATAATCCCGAGCCCATCGGTCATCAACGGTTTTTTCTTTACTGTTTGGCAAAAAAGACCATGACAAAACAAAGGTTCTCCTACTTGCTCTTGTTGTGGATTTGTAATATCTTGACCTAATATTGTTAACATTTTTATTTTCAATAAAAACAGGCTCAAGTGAGGACTGGAATTGCCGGTTATGACCAGTTATTACACGATTGTCTATAGACAACAAAGTTCTTATCTCTTGAGTATCAAGAGACTCTACTCCCCCAGATTGAGGCTCATACCTTACTATTCTTGGTATAAGGTTAAGATTATTTAACATATTAATGCGAATAGTTAAAAGAACAATTTTGCCGAGAATAGACAAGTTAACATTGGCCGAAAGAGCCGCAGAAATTTTAGCTATTCTGACTATACTTGAATTCAAATTTGCTGACACATTAATTGCAGAACTAGCCTTAGAAGTTTTAAGAATTGAAACATTATTAACATTTAATGAACTACCAATAGAAGACCCAGATATTGCAATCTTTTCAGCGTCAACAGTCAGAGCTGCCCCCATAGCGCTTAATGAAACATCAGGTGAAGCGTATGCTATCTTTGTAATACCGCACACAACATTTGTTGTTGCAGATATTGCAACAGATCCATCTTGTCTTTCAAAAACAGCAACAAGATTGACATCTAAAATATTTGATATAGATGCCGATGCAAATGCAATTTTTACAGTATCTACAAGAACTGTTGCCGAAGCAGACATAGCCGAAGAAGACAACCTTATTCCAAGCATTGGTATAGCCAAATTCAAAGAAGATGACAGGCTTGCTTGAGCAAAAGAAATCTTTATTGCTGAAGAATTAATGTTTGCACTTGCCGAAACAATTGAAGAAGCGTAGGCTTGCTTGTACATACTAACATTCACTGTTGCCGAAGCAGACATCACCACAGAACCGTCTTGTCTTTCAAAGACAGCATTTAGGCTTGTAGAAAGAATATTAGAAATACTTACAGAAGCAAAGGAAATCTTAGTGAAAGGAACAGATGCAACATTTAAACTGGCAGACAAAGACGCTTCTACATTTATTGCAAGATCTGCTGTATAAAAGTCGTAACCACTATTAAGCGGTTCAGTTATGCCAAAATAACTAAATGGCATATTAAGCCTCCACCAGGGTTAAGGAGACATCATAATAAGAACATTGAGATGAAAAATCTCTTCTAATTAAAGTTTCAGAATACGAGTCAACATAGCATGTAAATTGATCATAAGACCCGTTTGGTAAGGTTTGTATCAACATCGTAACTGTTCCGCGAATGTTGCTAATATTAAATAAATATTCTTGAGATTTACGATTATCAATTGTTTTAGATTGTTTATTCGGTAAATATTTCCAATTAAATTGAAATTGTTTTTTATTATCTTTGTAAAACCTTCTTCTTAATCCACTTGCCAAATCAATATCATTAACAGTCATTATTTCTGATGAAGAAAAAGCACGATTATGCTCTGTTACCGGTTCTCCATTGATTGTGATTAAGTTTACAATAGACATTAATTGCCCCTATTTAAACCATTATAAGTTGATATAACCCTTTTTTCAAGACCTGCTGCTTTTTGTTTTCTCGGCAGAATTTTAACATTATATTCACTCATCATTGAATTAAACCAATCAGCCTCACCAATAAAATTGTCAACAAATATATTGATGTTTTCTGTAGAGCTAGATTGTGCTGGCTGTTGCGAGTATGTGTTGTTCATAATTTTCATATTGGGCATATTCACAGAAGGAACAGATGGCATCTTAGGAAAATTAGGCTTAGAAAGTTTCATTGAATTTATTTGTTGCAAAGTATCTGTACCAATTCTTTGAACTGCTTTATGATTAATTACATATTCCCCACCATGGAGTATTGCAGGTATACCTTGTTGAGGCGGGCCTTTAGTAAACCCGCCTGCGGCATAACCTGACATTTCTCCTCCGCTCATATAGCCCTTGACCATGCCTCCACCCATATAGCCCTTAACCATGCCTCCGCTATATAATTCATCTATAGCTGGAATTACATCTCTAAAACTGTAAGTTTTCCCAGCTATAGAACCCATGCCGAGATACTTTATCCAATCAGGCATTGTAAATTTAAAACCTGTTACTTTGTTTATTGCCCTTATTACAAAATTCAATGACCCTTTGAAAGCTTCAGGAATTTTGCCAAAAGCTGTTTTAACAAAATCTATAGCCCCACCAAATACATCTTTGATTATCTCACCTAGGCCTCTAACTTTCGGAACAACAAAATCATAAACTGTAGAAAATGCGTCTTTAAGCATTCCCCAGCCAGCAATAACCCCATCCAAAGCTTTACCAATAGTTGATTTAATAAAATCGCCAAAAATTTGCAAAACAGGTTGAATTTTTTCCCAAATAAATTGGACAGCATCCCAAACTTTCCCAATAACAGCTACTAGCAGATCAAAATAGAACACCGCTCCGTCTTTAACAGCAGTCCAAAGCTTATCAAGAATAGGGCCAACAAAAGACCAGCCAAGCGTAATAGCATCCCAAACTTTTCCAATAATGTTTTTTAGCGCTTCAAAATAAAACACTGCCCCATCTTTAATAACAGTCCAAAGCTTATCAAGAATAGGACCAACAAAAGACCAACCAATCTTAATAGCATCCCAAACTTTTCCAATAACAGCCTTTAGTAATTCAAAATAAAATACTATAGATTCCTTAACAACAGTCCACATTTTACCAAGAATAGGGCCAACAATAGACCAGCCCCACATAATTACATCAAAGACAGTCTTAATAGTTTCTTTTAATATATTCCAAATTTCAACAAACCCAGTAGCAATGTAATCAGCTAAGCCTACAATCAATTCAAAAACAAAAGATAGAGCAGACTTTAGGCCATCAAAAACTGAAGAAATAATTGGCCCAATATTTTCCCAAATTTTCATAAACACATCAGCAACAAAAGACCCAACTTTTTTCAAAAGTTCAAAAACAAAAGATAGACCAATTTTTAGACCATCCCACACTGCGGAAAGAACTATCTTCAATACATTCCAAATACCAATAAACCCACCAGCAATATATCCAGCAAGCCCCTTAATTAAAGTCCAAACAAAAGACAAAGCTATTTTAAAACCATCCCAAACCGCAGAAAGGACTGTCTTCAGTGAATTCCAGATACTAATAAACCCAGTAGCAATATACCCAGCAAGTTTAGTAATTAAATCAAAAACAAAAGATAGACCAATTTTTAGACCATCCCAGACTACTGAAAGGATCGTCTTTAAAGCATTCCAAATACCGACAAACCCACCAGCAATATATTCGGCAAATCCTTTAACCAAATCAAAAACAAAAGACAAAGCTGTTTTAAAACCATCCCATACTGCAGAAAGAACAGGCCCTAAATTGTCACCAATAAAAGAAAATAATCTCTTTAAAGATTCATAAAGAACAACAAAAGGAGTTATAAGCAATAACCACAAAGACCCAACATTATCATTCCACCAACTAACAAAATTGCTTACAATTGAATAGATTTTGTCAAATACATTTTTAACTATATCAAAAATAAAATTAAACGCATAAGATACTCCATCGCCAATTTTTGAAATTACAGTTTTCAAAACCTCAAAAGCGCCAACCAAAACACCCACTATAAATTCACCTACTGGCTTCATAACTTTTATTATTCCAGTAAACAAAGAAACTAATAATTTAAACGTATTTTGCAATGAAATTGCTACTAAAAATATTCCTAACATCAAAACTCTAAATAAGAAATCACGAATCCACACAAAAACTGGGTTTGTAGTTATTGCTGTAAACACAGTCACTATGGCTCCAATAAATGACCCAACTGCACTAGCTACAATTCCAAAAGCCCCAACAACAATCCCGAGTGATATTTTGATCGCCCCAACAGCAATATCAATTATTTTGTTTAAAATCTTAAACGGACTGGCTAAAATTGCAGCAATAATCTTAATACCAAATTCCATTATAGGACCTAGTATGTCAAATAGTTTTGCAAAAACATCAATAATAAAACCAGTAATACTAAATAGTGGACCTTTTATTTTATCAAAAATGTTTACAATTATAACAATAAGACCGCCAACAAAGCCGACAATTGCGCCAATAACAACCCCAATAACAATTCCAATCCCAGTTACAATTTTATTTAAAAATTCCATTATCGGAGCAGCAATTGTTTTTACAGCATCTACAACAGCACCAACTACTTTCTTTGTAAAATCGGAAAAACTTTCAGCAAAACCAGCAATATTGTCTTTAAGAGCATTAAACCCGTCAACAAAGAAAGAAATAATTTTGCCAATAGTATCCATAGTAATTCCCTTAATTGAATTCCAAGCTTCACTTGCAAATCCCTTAATTGAACTCCAAAGATTCTTCAGGTAATCTAAGGTGCCTGAAACAAACCCGGAAACAGCAGCCCAAGCAGCATCCCACACATAAACAATTGAATCCCATATTACAGACGCACTTGCATTCACTAAATCTCTAAATTTTTCAAACCTAAAATATGCCCAAACTAAAGCCCCAATAACCGCTCCGATAGCAAGCACTACTGCCGCAATAGTACCTGCTGCAGCACCAAATGCGGCGTAAAGGTAATATTGTATAGCAAAGAAAGCAAATTTTACCGCTTCTACGATTATCAACAATTGTTTAAATATTCCAACAGCTAATAATACTCCACCAATAGCGCCAATAAAGCCAGTTATCGCTTTTCCTACATTACTCATTCCGTTCCAAATATCTTTTATCAACTCCAAAACAACATTCATTGGTTTCACGTCAGGAATTTCAAAATTAATAGGCATATTATTTAACCCAAGTTTTGCAAGATATGTATCGGCAGTGGTAAAACCTTCGGGAACCCTAGGGCGTATTGACTTCTCGTCTAGTTTTGGAGATGAAGCTCCTGGAGTTTTTTCTCCATCGCCGCCACCGCCAGTTTCTCTTTCGCGCTTAACTCTTAAAGTTGCTTCAATAATAGAAAGACTTTCTAGTTCTTTAAATAAATCTTCAAATATTTTAGCAAACTCATCAAAAATTTCACCTTTAAGTGCAGCAATTGATCGTTTTAATTCATTAATCATTTCTAAAGCAGCAAGTTTTCCTGCTTTTTTCCACAAAGAAACAAAACCTTCAGGGTCAGTATCGCTTAAAGTTTTTTTAGCCAAATCCGTTAAAGCAGTCATCGTAGGCTGCATGTATTGAGTGATTAGACTAGAATCAAATGCTGTTTTAAAAGCATCCGACATTCCGTTTGCCATAAAATATGCCGCTCCGAGAATAGACGAAGGGTCTTTAACATTTGCACTTGCACCAAATTTTTTGGCTGCTATATCAACTAATGTTGACATCTCAGTATCAAACATAGGAATAGCGCCATCTCTCATAGAAGATATTGCCGTTGGCAATGATTTCATTGAATCAGAGAAAGTCTTGGTCATATTATTGTGAAAATCCAACCCCAAATCACCTATAGAATTTAAAGCCTTCTTAAACTCTTCCTGTGTAGCAAACCCTGTTTTTTTAAGAATATCTACTTGATCATCAAAATTTTCCATTAACAAATCAAATTTTTCTTCTACGATTTTCTTTTCATTCTCAATAATATTTTTTGCAATTTCCCTTTGCTCAGCTTGCAAATCTCTATTAAAACTTTGATCAAGGTCTTTTAATTCCTTAGCTGCTGATAATTTAGCTTTTCTTTCTTCGCCATCCATCCTTCTCGCATCTTCATAACGACCTTCGTATATGGCAAGTTTTCGTTCACGAATATAATTTTCAGCATCAACACTTCGGTCACGAATCATTTCGCGACGTTTTTCTTCATAATCTATTTTCTTTGTTAATTTCTCTTCGGCTTCTGCAAGAGCTTCTATGCCGGAAATCATGTCATCATACCCATCAAGCGCATTTTCTTTTTGCTTGTCAAGCTGCTTCTTTATTTTCCCAGATATTTTATCAAATTCTTGATCAAGATTACCAAAGAATTTTTCTGTCCAATTTGTCTTCATTTCTAACAATTTATTTTTAATACCTTTTGCAATCGCAGAACCAATACCCTCACCACCAGCTTGCGCATCAGGCGCAGCTTTAACAACAGAATCTTTAATCTCTTTAGCAACTTGATTTGGGTCAGCAAAAAGTCTTGCTATTGGAAGGTTAATTCCTTTACCAGTTATTTTTTCATAACTCTTATTTAATTTATCTTGAGCCTTTTGAGACAAAATAGCAGCTGCCCCAAAAGCTCCCCCAATACCTTTTACTATTTTTCCTGAAACATTTGCAACACCAGTCTTAATAGATTTACCAAATCTATCAAACGCTTTTTCCGCAACAAAAGTTCCTGCACCAAAAGCTAGCAAAGAGGATCCCATAGTTGCTAAGGCAACGCCAGCAGGAGCAAAAACCACGCCAGCAGCAACACCCATGCCTACAAGAACACTGCCAACAAACAAAGCTAGTTCTCGCAACTTTGCGGCTATTGCTATAAACATTTTTATTGAATTATCAACAACAGTTGCAATAAAATCCCCGACCATTTTAGAATTTGAAATTAACAAATTTGCTATAAATGACATTAATTTTTTAACAACAGCAAAAGCTTCATACACTATGCTAAGCATTAAAGCTTTCATGTTCTTCATGGCAGACACACCATTGCCTCTAAAAGCATCACCAATTGCGCGACCAAGCAAGATAAACCTATTTATAATTCTTGTTAGCACAGGAACCATAACTTTAGCAACATATTGGACACCAGAACTTTTTGCAAAAGAATTAAATGCTGATGCAACCCTTCTAATCATTTCAGCTAAAGTAGTCAAAGCACCAGAAGTTTTTTGACCTTGTTCTTGCAATCCTAAACGAGTAAAGCCTCCAAAAGCTTGAACCATATCCATAATCGGATTAGCCAGAGTGATAATTGCTTCTTTTACTAACGCAAAAGCTTGTTTAATCTTATCCATAGCAACAGCTGTTTTAGCTCCTGAAGATTTTATAGACGAGAACATTCCAACTATTAACAAAACAATTGGAGCAACAAGCATGGCTAGCGCATTAAATTTTAAGAAAGTAACAACAAGGCCAACTACTGCTTTTCTAATTCCACCTATTGCCCCTATAGCCAAACCGCTAGCACCAGTAAACGCATTCAACCCCGTAAGCATTTTTGAACCAAAAGACAACGCTGAACCTTTAGTATTTGCTTTATGTAATAAAGCAGCACTAACTGCAGCTTTTCTTTGCGACAAGTCCATTTTGAAAATAGCCGAAGTAGCAGCCCTTAAAGATGGAATAATTTTGTTTGTCCCAGCAAACAACATAGTTGTCCACAATTTAATTATTTTGCTACTTTGCATAGAAGAATTTATTTCTTTAATTGACAAAAGTAATTGCCCACTCATAATCTTGGCTGTTTGAGCAGAAACACGCCCCATCTCTGAAATTGAACCAGTCAACGCCTTCATAAGGCTAGGGCTTACAGATCCCAAAATCCCAGATGAAGCTTTTGATCTAGCCTGGCTAATCATGTCAAAACCTTTATAAACATTTGCTGGTTTAATCAATTTTTGATTATCAATAATAGTTCTTGCTGCACCTTTACCAATTTTTCCAGCGCCAGAAGACAAATTAGACAAAGCAGTTTTACTTATTTCAAAAGCGGCTTGAGAAACAGATTTAGAAACTTTAAGCAACGAAGACCCAATTTTGCTTCCACCATCCATTATTTTTTTAGATATAGATTTTACAGCAGGAGTAATTGGGTCTGCAACAGCAGATGCTGCTGCTGCTTTTTGAGCTTTTCTAACATCTAACCTAGCCAACAAATCTTTATTGATCGGCAAAGGAGCTCTCGGCGTGTGCCCATCAATAATAGGTAATTTTCTTTGCCCCAAAGATGGTTTGAGTATCCTATCTCTTTCTTTAATTGTTGCTAAAGGACTTTTTACTGATCTTGCTACATCATCTACAGAACTTGTTGCTTCACTAACAACACCACCTGGCCCCATTTTAACTTTTCTAAAACCAGAACCTCCGCCAACAGGAGAGCCAGACCCCCCTCCTCCTTTTGCTAAATCTTTTATTTTTACAGATTTGGCATTAATAAAATCATTGCTAATAAATTTGTTTGGACCAATAAACAAATTTGGTCCTTTAAATATGTTAGCCAAAGCGCTATCTATTTCTAATTCAAACTCATCAAGAGTATTAACCAGAGTACCTACAAGACCACCATCAGAAGCTGCCGCCACTACTCCCGCTGCGGCTCCCGCTGTTCCAACTTGCGCGGCTTGTTTTCCAACAGATTTTCCAGCAGAGCCAGCAGTTGAAGTTGCCGCTGTTGCTTGAGCAGCTTTCAATGCTTTCGCACGAGCGGTATTTAAATCTTTCAAAGTTTTATTATCTTTAGTTATCAAATCCTTAGTAGCTCTTTCAAGGGCTTCTTTTTCATTATTAAGGGATTTTAACCTCTTGTTAGATTCAGTAATTTGTCTCCCAATTAGTCTTGCTTTTGAATCTTTGCCTTCAGCAAGTGCAGCAGCTTTTTGTTCTGTAAGGCTTAAAATTCTTGCTTCTTCAAGAACAATTGCTTGCGCTTTAGATGTAGGCAAAATGTTTAATAGTTTTTCTTCATTTTTTGCAATTTTTTCTTTTAACTTTAATATTCTGTTATCAATTTCTCCTATTTCTGTATTAACAGGAATGTCCCCGGTTACTAAAGGTGCACCAACAATAGGTCCTGGAACGGTGGGTGTTGAAGAAACTCCAGGAGTTTTTGGAGAAACTTCTGGCTTGTCAATCACAGGAACTTCTGCTGCTTTACTAATTGCCTCAGCAGCTTCATCTAAGTTTTCGCCAACAGTATCAATTTTTTCTGCAGCACCAGTAATAACTTCCTTTGTACTTTCCGCTGCTTTATTTAATTCTTCTATAGGTTTTTGTATTGTGCTAATATCACCTTTAAATAAATCAGCAGCAGATTGTGAAATTTTACTTTCGGCCAACAATTCTTCTAATGAATACTTTGCACCAGTTTTCATATTTTTAGTTTTTAACAATTGCTGAACTTTATATTTTGTTGCTGACGCTTCTGTTGCACCAACATTCATTTCCGCAACACCAGAAGCCGCTTTACCAGAAGCATCCATGGCGTTATATCCAAGATTTCTTACACTTTTTGCGTATACATCAGCTAAAGCATAAGGAGCAATAGATTTGGCTGTTGCCGATTGCTTGGCCATATTTCCTGCCCTAGCTGCCTCACCAAAAGATGACACACCCTTACTTGTTTTTGCATCTAGTGAACCATATACCGCACCTGAATCGTCTGCAAACATCTTTTTAATATTCTTAAACCTATGCGCAGCACCTTTCTGCATTTTACTTAATGACTGTTTTGTTTTCTTATTGACTCCATCTAATTCTAATTTTAAAGATTTCATCACTTCGTCAATTTGCTCTGCAGGAACTAGGCTATTGATAAGGCCGCTCATTGCCCCCGGAACATCATTTAAAGTACTCCTCATCATTGCTGCAATAGCTTTAATTTCTTTAGGGTTGCCCTTGGCTGAAACCTCAAAATCATTAATAGCTCTAAGCATTAATTCTTTATAAGTAACTACTTGTCTCTTAGTTGAATCAACCATAGATGAGACTGGGTTAAGAATACCGCCTGGCCCTTTATCAAACCCAGGGATTCCTCCGCTTACAGGAACTGAATCACCAGCAGGAACCATAAAGGCAATATTTGGTCTTCTTGGGCGCGGAACCGTTCTTGCGGTTGATTGGCTAGCTGCAGGGCTAACTGCTTTAAGCCTTCTATTCAAATTAGTTAATTTTGTTTGAGCCCTTCTAAGGTCTTTATTAACTTGGGTTTGACTGTGATCTATGGTTTCAGTTATTCCATTTAAAGCGTTAAATGTTTCAGCGCTTTTAGCTGTTTCAATTGCTTCTTTTGCAAGTCTCTTTATATTATATTTAGTCTTCCGTATCTCTGCCTTAATCAGATCTCTTTGTTCAACAATTCCTCTTTTAGGTGATGCTATAAGAGGAGTAGGCTCCCCAGTTCCCATTGGTATAGTGCCTCTACGAACACGCACCCCCCTATTGCTTTTAGATGCCCTAAGAGCATCCCGTGCAGTTACTCCGCGCTGATATTCTTCTTTTTGCTTTATAATTTTTTCAATATCTGCAGCTTTCTGAACATCAGTCCTGAGTTTTACAGCTACGTCATCTGCTTTCTTTACAGCCCTTTTTGAAGCTTTTTTTGTTTCTTGGGCTAAAAGCTCTGCTTCTTCTTTTGCTTCTTGACGAGCTTTAGATGCTTTTGAAAGCATGGTGCTAGTCTGTTTAGGCTTTCTTTTTTTAGGAGCACCCTTGTCTGCTTCTCTCTGCGCATCTACCTCATCCATTCTTCTTTGAGCTGTTTTCCTAGCAGTATCGGCTTTTTTAAAATTTTCAATTTCTTTTTTAAGATCTTCTTCTGTCCCCCCGAAATCTCGCATGTAATCGCCCATTAGTTCCGCACTAGGGTTAGGAGTTGTAGACAATCTTCTTAGCGTCAGAACTTTCTTTTCCCTTAACTCAGCAGCTGCTGCCTGTTTTGCTGTTAAAGGAGTTTGCCCAATAAGTTTTCCATCTTTATCAAATTTTGCTTTATAGCGTTTTATAGGGGCAGACGAAGTACCTCTTCCAGTTTTTTTGATCTCTCTATCACTTACTACTTTTGCAGATTCTGCTAATTCTTCTGCAGTCAATCTATGTTCTTGCGCAACTCTTAAAAGGTTTCTATCTAGGGCTTCAGAAAAACGTTTAGCTTTTTCGGCTTCAAGTTGTTGAATTTTTTTGGCAATATCAGGATTAGTTGCGGCACCAGGAAGTTTTTTTGTTTTTGCAATTTCACCCCCCAATGGCTTGACTTCATTCTTTGCTCTTTCTGTAGCAAGATCATAACCTTCACGAGCGGTAATACTTCTTGCGCCTGAAGATTCGGCATTGCGAATTGCAGACTCTATTCTTGTCCTTCTTACTTCTGTTGTTTGTTTTAATTCACTTTCAAGACCTCTTATTTGTGTGTCAATAGCCGTACCAGTAACAGCATCCGGGGCCATCAATAGAGCTTGGCTTGTACTAAGATCTTTACCTTTCTTAACTCTGTCGCTTATTGTTTGTCTTTCTTTTAGCAACTGATTGAGATTTTTTTCAACCAACCCAACCTCGGCATCTTGAGCAAGTCTTGAATTTACTATTCTCTCAAACTCTGTAAGAGTAAGTTTTCCAGGAATAGTTTTATTAGACCCCAACCCAAGATTTGTTTTTGGAAGCATTTTTCCAGATTGCCCTTCGTTGAAAACTTCCATAATGTCATCAACCGTTTGCGTTGGATACATTTGACTTGTTATATTTGCAAAAAGTTCTCTAACGTCACCAGCAGATTGCTTGCTGCCATCAAATATTCCTGTAGGAACACCTAACTTCCCAATAGCATTTGCTTTTTGACTAAGAGCAACAATTTCTTCAACAGCCTTTTTACCTTTTCCAACAGTCATCTTGGAAACTAAATTACCCCCTTCGGATATGTTTTTAATTATTGAAGCTTTTGTTGGAGCAGGGATTTTAAACGTTTTACCGCCAGCAAGGTTTGAAATATCTTTTAGTTCTTCAGGAATCGCTCTTCCAAAAGAAGTATAAAATCCCGCTATTTCTTTTCCAGTTATTTCAACTAAATCTTTTTTACTAGATTCAAGAACCCCAGCAAGTGCCATTAATTGTGATGCTGATGAAACCTTGCCTAAAACACCGCTTCCCCCCATAGGAATATTGAAAACTGGTTTACTAACAGACTTATTAATAATTTCTTGTGGTTTGAATACAGGCAGAGCAGGTGTTTTTGGTAAAGTTTTCCCAGACGGAAGAACTACTGGTGCAGTAGGTGCAGGAATTGACGCTAATTTATTTTTTGCGGCAATTAAATCGTTTACTGTTTTTAAACTTGCCTTGTTCCAATTTTGAAAACCCGCGTCTACATTTGGGTTTGTTAAAGATTTTAAAAGTTCTGTTCTTCTTTCAATAAGCTCATCAAGATTCATTGATGATGGAAGCTTGTTTACCGGCAACCCTCTTGGGCCGAGTTGTGGTAGTACCTGCGATCCGGGAGTTAATTCCTTACTAGGATTAACTGGTATAGCTGGGCGATTTTTGTCAGCAGTTTGTTTAGGGGGGCCGCGAGGAGATGTCCCGCCAGTAGAAGGAGAAGACGGCCCAATCCCCTTGCCACCTGGACCAAATTTGCCGCCTGTGCCGCCTGTAAATGTGTTTCCTACAAAAGTATTATTTTGAAATATTGAGCCAATAGTTTTTGCAACTTTTGAAAGAGCCCCTTTTGTTCCATCAGCCAAAGTTTTAACACCCTTGGCTGAACTTTTCTCAACAGAATCAGTTATTTTCTTTGCAGCTTCCGCAGCAGTTTTAGCTTTAGTACTTTCATTTGACATCAGAGTAGACAACAGCTCAGATGTAGATGGAGCTTGCTCTCTACGATCCCTTAAAAACTTTTTTGCCATGCCCATCGGACTTGCCAATGTTGATCTACTTTGATTTGGAAGAATATTTGATTGCCTAAGAACATCTAGAGAAGAAGAATCCAAACCGGATACATCTAAAGGCCTTTTCCCACCTAAACCAAATGGAAGCCGACTTGCCCTGCTTGAGCCTTGAACCAAAAACCCTTGGCTTCCTGGTAACTGAGTAACAGCTTTTGCGCCTCTAAGTAAATTAGGGTTATTAATAATATCCATCAAGCTAACGGCAGAAACTCTTGCTTTCCCAAACCCAAGAGTTAATCTCCCTAAAGCTTGAACAACACCACCAAACAAAACTCTAACAGTTCCAAAAGCCAATGTTAAAGGACCAGTAACTGCCATGAGAAGCATAAATGCGCCAACAACTTTCTTTACATAAGTTGGCATATCTTGTATAGCTTTTGCAAATTTTTGAAAAAACGGAAGAACAAATTTTACAAGATCATCTATAATGGGAACAATTGCTACACCCATAGCAACAATTGAAGCTTTGAGTGAATCGTATCTAACCTTTGGAGTATTGCGACTTAACTCCAACTCCTGTTCAGTTATCTTGGCAGCATAATTCTCAACATCAAAACCCATAGACAGATAAACTTTTGAAAACTCTGTTGCTGTTTCAGAAATAAAGTCAATACTTTTACCGTTTGCTAAAGCAATCTTTTGCAATTCTGATTGCGCATCAATTTGACCTTGCTTAATCAGTGCGGCCCTACGGGTTAAACTACTATTTGTTGCAGAAATTTGCTCATTAGCACCACGATGTAGTTTTCCTATATCCTCAATACTGCGTACAGTAATTTGTTCTAACCCCGCAGACTTTAGCCTTAAGTTAACATTTCTTTCAAGAGCTTGAGCAATTTTGTATTCTTCAGTAACAATTCCTGACGCATAACCTTTTGATTGATCTTGCCCAGGACCTTTTAATGACTCTTGAAATTGCCCCATTTGGTTTAATGTTGTTGCCATTCTTGGCCCTTGACGGACACCAAACATTCTTGATGCTAATTCAAGAGTACCCTGCTTCCCCTTGGCTTTTTCCAAAGCAAGGAAACTATTAGTCAAGTCATTTAAGTTTTCAATACCAATACCAGCTGCATATTTAAAATTAGGTCCAAGTTCCTCATTCAACCCAGCAATTATTTGTGTGTTCTGTTTTGTTTGAGCAACCATTCTTTGCAAAGAAACTTTTACAGAGTTAGCTGAAGCTCCGACTTGAAAACCGGTTGCAATCATCGGAACAACCATAGCAATAGCTTCAGTCATATTTAAACCAAACATAGTTGCAGCAGCAGAAACTTCAGGAAACGCTTCAGCAATGTTTCTTAATGACATAACCGTTTTGTTTTCAACTATGTTAAACATTGCCATCTGACCACGAAGCTCCGCCCCTATCTCGGCAGCAACTTGCGCATCGTTAACCTGAACACTTCTACCTAGTTCTCTTCTAACAGCCAATATATTTTGATACATCGCTGAAACAAATTCTTGCGAAGCGGTAATATCAAGATTACCGAGTTTTTCCATCTCGGCAGTCATTGCTGTCAAGTTGTACAACATCTGTTCACTTTCTATTGTTGAATTACTGATCCCGATACCTAACTCAGCAAAATCTCCGGCAATTGACTGAACAAGAACTCTAGACACGCCCCACTTAGCAGTAATCTTATCTAAAGATTTTCCAAGCATATCAACTGCGGCTCTAGCTTGTACCTGGCTGGAAACAAACTTACCATTAGCGTCAACGGTAGACATGAAGTTATCATTTAAAAGTTTTGTAATTCTAACATTTTGAGTTTCTAATTTACTAAATTGAAAAAACGCTTCCCTCAACCCCATAATAATTGGAGCAGAAAAATTTCTAGTAAAAAGATACCCTGATTGCTGAGCAGCTGTACCCAGACCCGATACCTTTTTCCCATAATTTATTAATTCATTTCCACGAATTAAACGAGAAAATGAACTTTGAGCGCTAATAGCGCTATTTAAATGCCCTGTTGTTTGAGCAAAGGCTTGATTGAATTTTGCACTTCCGCTTGCCGCTCTGTTTAAATTAGAATATTCTTTATTTAATAATGCTAAACTCTTTCTAGCTTGTTCTATAGAAGCAGCCAGTAAATTATTGTTTTTAGATAAAGAAAAAGTAACTTTTGAAGCATTAACCGCACCAGTAGTGGTCAGCCCTAATGCTTTATTTAAAGCACTTGTTGAATTACCTAAAGAAACTTGCCTACTTGCTAAACTAGCAATACTATTAGCTAAATTATTTAATTCATTAGCAATTATGGCTGTAGCAGAAGTAGCGTTGTCCGTGACAACGGCATTTATCCTAATAGATTCATCACTTCCGCTAATATCAGACATAGTTTGTACTATAAATTATCGCACAATAGAGAAAATTAAGCAATGCCGTATTACTTGTCAGCATACAACTCAGGGAAAGCTTGTCTTCTATCTTCATCAGTTGTAGCCCCCATACCGAAACCAGAAATGCCTTTAGATTTCATCTCCATCGCAGATGCTGGCTTCTTCGGTTGAACAGGAGCAGGGTCATACCAATCATCGTCAAAATCAACATCTGCGCCTTGAGCGGCAGCAGCAATTTTCATGTTCATTGAAGTTTCATTTGCACAAGCACGATACAACAAAAACAACTCATTTAATGTCAGTTGGCTTTCTAATTCATATAAGTTCAACCATGAACCTGTTTTTACAAACAATTCCGATTCATACTTGAGGAGAGGAATATCCTCCCAACTGAGAGGCTCACCATCCTCTCCGCTTACAAGGAAGGGTCTGACCCCATTGCGGCTGACATAACTTCACCGAACGAACGCAAGTCAAGAACATCTTCAAGAGCTTCTTTGTTAGAAGCTAAAACTGGATCAACAACCGACAGGGCAATACCTGCAGCTTCAACCATGATGTCAATGTCAGCGTCAGTCAATGTATCTTCAGTTTTAAGATCCTTAACAACTTTCATAAACTTACGAAGACTACGAATTGTCAATGGCTTAATTACACGAACTTTACCATCTGCAAATAGAATTTCTCTACCTGCCAGAATATCATTATTTTTATCACTCAATTTAATCACCTGTTCCTTTTGTTTGAGAAGAAAGCAAAAAGCCCCTTCACAATAAGTTTACCACATATTGTGTCGGGACTTCAAGCTTTACAAACTATATTTTATTTAAATATTAGTCTTGGTCAACGATCTTGCCGTATTCATAACCACTGTCTGCAATGGTTGGAAGAATGCGGAAACCTACCGTAAACATCGTTGCCTCTGCACGCTTCATTGAAATCATTGACGATTCCATTGAAACAGCACGCTTTGCGTAGAATTTACGAGTCTTAATCGCTACAGCACTTGAACCTGGTGCTGAACCAGTTACAACAACACCCTTCTCATTTGGGTACACTGATTGTGTTCCAAACATGAAAGTATGAGTGTTAGCTCCATCTGGAGCATTCACAACGATGTCGCCATCGTCATAGTTCCAAGCTGTTGTCAAGTTAGTCAAAGTTCCTTCTGCAAGGGTTGTCTTCAACATAACCTTAACTTTTGATTGAATCAACTTAGCTGCATCGCCAAACTGATCTACCTCAATGTCAACAATTTCTGGTTCCCATGAAATTTCAACACCGTTTGTTGTTGCACCTACATCTGTAAAGCTGTTCATAGCTGTGATGCTAGTTGCGTTTGCGTTGGTGCCAAGCTTAATTGTTGCTTCGCCAACGACTATATTTGCTACTGTTACTGCCATTTTAAATCCTCCTGATTTAATCTAATCGGAATATCTTCCGACCTTTTTTATCGCGCCATTGCGCAATCTTCTTTGAATCTTCAATACCGATTTCGTTTTCACGCTTACCGATACCTAAACCCTTCATCCATTCAAAATCGTATACCTTGCCCGAGATTTTTACCACGAAGCCAGGTTCTTTTCCAATGTATGTAATTGTAGTGTATACCATATTTTATTATAACACAATCTGTTAAGCGCCTAAGCGCAATATAGAGTATACCACATTAATAATCAACATTTTTAATTTTAAAATCAAGGTTCATTCTGTACCAACCCTCTTTCTCTATTGGGGCTGTCAAGCTAGAACCCACCATATAAGAGGCCAAAGGCCTTACTTCTGAAGGAGATATCCCCCCACTTTGACCAACTTGATCACCTATTGATAATAAATTAATTATTCGCTCAGACAACGAAAACAGCCTAGAAGCATCTGTGTCAAAAATAGAATACCGAATGTAATCGCATCTTATCCAATACTGCTCAACATCCGGAACCCGAGGCTGATACAAATATGTGACAAACGGGGCAGCCTCATTGTTGGTAGCTATTACAGGAAAAAAACTCATAGTTTTACCAGCTAAAGAAATCAATGTAGCATCACTAATTAGTCTTGAGTTAACATCATAAATACTAATACCCACTACACCCCCCTTGTTAATTTAATAAATGATTCCCTAAAAGTTTCTTTAAAAAATTCTTTAGCATCATCACTAACATCATCAACATCCCCAACATTACTTGCTGTTATCAAAAAGGTATCGTTATCATTTTCTAAACGCACTACACCGTATTCGGGGTTAATTTGTTGCAATTTTAGTACAGTTGCCTCAGCTGCTTCAGCCATAGCAGTTTGTTGATCAAGACTTATTTTGTTTAATTTATCAATATAATTATCAACATTTCCGGAAATAATAAATTTTATCATTGCGGCTCCACAACTCTTTTTAGCATAACCAAAGTATGATGTTTTTTACCAGAAAAACCAAATTTAGGTTGTATCCCTATAATTTCATAAATATCAGAATTAATAGCATTACCGTATCTATCTTTCACTTCCCCAATTCTGTTTGCAAAAATTAAATACTCATCATACTTTAAGGGAACGATTGCTTCATAGTAAGATATGTTTTCATTATATGGAGCGATTCTTTTTTCGCCTCCAGTTGAAGAAAGCGTAGGTGTTTGAAATTGGAAATTAATTACACCAGCACTTGTAAACGTTGGATACTTTTGACCTGCAGCATTTGTTGTAATACTTTTAGTAAAAACAACGCCGTTGTGAGTAAAACGAAAATATGTACCATAGGACATAATTAGACCACATAATCCATAATGAAAATTGTGTAGTCCATAAGTAAAATGTCGGCATCAATATTGCCGGTTGATTCATAAAATGAATCCTTTGTATCATACTTAATAATGTCCATATCTACACTCTTCATCCCGTGCCTTCTATATTCGGAGTCTCCCGTCATCATGTCTGCAAGAAGCAAATTTGTTGCCTGCTCAATGTTATTAGGAACAAATTGCCAGCCAAAATCTCCTTGAACTTTATAGTCATCTGAAGCGTTAAATTTATTACTAACAACAATCACCTGAACACTGTCTAGGAATGAATTCTTAAATTGAATCCAATTACCGGATTGAAAGTTAAATGGCTCTCTTGATTTTTCAATATTGTTTATTGAGTTATTTGTTGAATCATGCAGCAATGTTTCGTCATCATCACCGACATTCATAGTTACCGAATAAAGATTAACTATTGGTAATGGGAGAGGTAAAGTACTTTTATTGTTACCATTTAAAATAAAAAATTTATTTGAATAAAATTCAAAAGATTGTCCACAAAATGTATTAATTATATTACGAACTCTTTTCTCATAAGAATCAAATTTGTCATAAAAATCATTTTCTAAATCAGGGTATTCTTCAAAAAACAAATCAATATCACAATACGGTGTATAAACATTTATATATTGTGATTGCGTATATGATGTACCGCTTACTGTGTAAGTAAAATCTACACGATGTCTGCCTGCTGAATTAAGAACATAGATGCCAGAAGCTTGTTGACCATATGTAATCGTATAAACACCAGTTCCGGTTCTTGTTGCATTAGTTGGGCCGCTAACAAGTGAACCGAACTCGTGGTAAAGACTTGTAGAAACAACATTGGATGTAGGATCACTTGGCAAAGTTAAAGTAAGTGTTTTACTTGTGTTAATTTTTACATCATCCATGATATATTAATTATAACAGAGAACGCCTTCTAAGCCTTAGAAGGTTTGCATCGCCAAAGACACTTCTAGGTCACTAACCTGAGCATCTAATTCAGAAACACCAGCCCCGCCACTAATGTCAAAAGAAACAATAGCATTGCTAGAGTTTTTATAAAACAAAATTTGATCGGCATAGTTGATAGCAATTTCCCCATATTCCAAAGAAGTTGGAGTGTTCGTAACTGTGCCTGAGTTTTTTATTTTTATAACATTAGCCATTTTGCCTCTTAATTAAAATGTTCCGCCATCATATGTAGCTGTATTAGCTGCAACATTAGAAAGGAAAGAACTAAATGCCTGAACATCTGTACCAATAGCAAGACCTAATGCAGTTCTTGCAGTTCCGGCAGATGTTGAACCAGTACCACCGTAAGCAAGACCTACAGCAGTACCTTGCCATACACCTGTACCAATTGTTCCAACCGAAGTAAGACTTGATGTAACAACACTTGAAGCAAGAGTTGTATTAGAAAGAACAGCTGAACCACCAATATAAAATGATTTACCCGCAACAATATTAAAATGCTCAGAAGATGTCCATGCGTCTGTTGCATCAATCCAATTCAAAGTCTTATCCGTTGTTCCTTTAACCGTAATTCCTGCGCCATCGGCTGTTGTGTCATCAGGAGTTGCGACTTGAGCAATAACAACATTTTTATCTTCAACAACCAAAGTAGATGTATTAAGAGTTGTTGTATTGCCTTGAACCAACAAATCTCCCGTTACAGTCAAATTACCTGGAGTAACAACATTAGCAGCGAGCGCTACTGTGCCAGATGTGTAAGTAATTTGATTCTCTGTCCCAGACAGAGTTGGAAGTGAACTATCAACATATGCTTTTGTAGCAGCATGAGTATTTGCACTTGGTGTTGGAACAATGACTGTCCCCGAAAATGTTTTATTCCCAGTAATAGTTTGAGATGTACCCAGTGTAGTGTATGCACCATAACCACCGATTGCGAGAACAGATGTCGCACTACCGCCAGCTCCGCCAGTTCCTGTACCGTAATACAAAATATTGTCTGCTTCGTTAAATGCTAGTTCCGCATTTTCTAAACTTGTTGGTGCACCCGCTGCTCCAGCAGATGACCTTCTTTTAATTCTCAGCGTATTTGCCATTAGTAGTTTCCTCCATCCATTAATAAATTAGCTGCACTATGGACATGATCTGCCCTAGCCGCCAACTGACTAGTTCCAACAATGCCAGCCCTTGCAATATCAGTGACCGTTGTAGCTAGACTTAAACTTGCTAAATTAATTGTACCACTTGATTGATTTAACACCGTAATATCTGTAGTTACAGCAACATTTGAAACATCCGTTGTTGTTACTTGAACCGTTGTAATATCAGCTGTCACGAGTTACATCCCCAACTACCGTACAAACACCAGCTATCAGAGTTGTTATTGTTGCCCCGTTAGTTTCTTGAAAGTCATAAACATAAGACCCGGCAGCGATATTTGCTGTATTGGATGCGGTTAAAGACATTACTACAACCCCGTTTGCGGCATTAGTCAAGGTTGACGAAAAAGTAGCAGCAACAGTAACAGAATTTTTTTTCTTGCGAATTTGGCCGCTATATGTTCTGCTCGTGATGTTCACATTAGCATTAGCGCTGTCTTTTACACGCAATTCATGAGCATAAGTATCGCCTTGATATATCGTGATATTTCTTGATCCAGCCATATGTTCTCCTATAAGATATTATACTAATTTTCTTAAGAGAGCAAAGCCGCCCATGTATCTCTATCAACAACACCAGTAACTGGAAGTTTATTTTTTTCTTGAAACTTCTTGACCATACCTTCGGTCACGTTACCAAAATCACCATCAGCTCCCGCAGCAAAACCTTTTTTAGTCAATAGATTTTGCAATCTCTTAACAGCGTTTCCTTTATTCGGATTAGAAATTATTGGCAGTGACGCTGGGTCAACACTAGGGCTTCCTTCCTTAACAACTTCTTGTTTATTTTCAGCTACAGACTTTTGCTCGGTTGTCGTACCAAAAATACTTGCTGGTTTTGGATTAAGCAAAAGCCAATCCTTAACAGCTTGAGGAACCGCATCACCCTCTGTATAGCGAATATGCCATGGTTCGCTCGGAACCACTTCCCATGAAAATCCAAATTTTAAAACATTAGCAATAAGCCATTTCAAACGCTTTGGTTCCCCAGCAGTGTGAATATCTACAGCCAAACCCAAATTATGCTGACTCTTGCCTGGTGTAGCCAACATAGCCATACCTTTTTTAAGGTACCAAGTTTTGCCTTCAAAAGTTTTTGTACTCTGATTAGTGATTGGTTGTAGTTGATATCTTTGCAAGAACCCAGCTTTCTGAGCGTCATAACTTCTATAAGTATCTCCCGAACTAGTCGGCTTCAATTCAACACCATCTTTTTTAGCAGCATCCACCATCGCATTCCATGCATCAGCAGCAAGGTAATGTAACTTACCTCCCTGCGGAATATCACGGAGTAGCGATGGGTGGAGTTTGCCAGGTTCTACATTTTTTAAACTAATTGGTAATTTAACCGGAACAATGATGTCCCATTCAACTTTTTTACTCATGTAGACTCCTTAATTTAAATTATTTACCGCGACCAAAAGCTGGATCGTTTGGATTCAGCCATCGCATAATTACTGGAACTAAACCAGCAAGTGCCGCTGTTGCGATATCTTTTGGACTTGTGTTTCCTGTCATATAAACTGCAAGACCTGCTCCAACACAAGATCGTGCATAAGACGCTAACATTTTCTTATTATTCTCATTCAATAAACTAGACATTGATCATCCTCCTAACACCCATTGGTGCCGACTATCATTATACAACACCAGACATTAAAGGTAAATTAATCGGTATCGTTTTTGAATATTTGGTGTAGATAATGGATTACACAAGCAGTTATCGTAGAAAATAAAGCAATCTTTTGCGTCATACCAGAAAGTGTGTAATAAACAACAACGCTTCCGGCAATTGTAAAAGCCAAACCAGCTGTTATATCCCAAAGTTTTTTAACAAACCCCAACCAATCAAATTTTTTCATCTCTATACCCTCCTTAACAGAATACTTGAAAATGCTATTTTTAGCATAATTTGTATCATCATCATCTCCGCCAGATATTTCTCCAGCCATCTCTTGCTCTTCTTCTTTTCTTGCAGCACGATTAGAATCTCCACTAGGACTTCCCCCACCAGAACTTCCGCCAGAACCATTTGAACCAGAACCACCAGCTACAGCGTTTGCAGCAATAGTGGCAACTGCTGCCGCTGCTGCAATCAAAGACCTACGATCACCAGTGTCAACTGCTGAACCAACAGCAATATAAGTATCAAACACTCCAGCAAAAACATTTATTTCTTCTTCAAATGATTCTTTAACTTCAACAGGTGCGTCTATAAGTGCTTCAGATATAGCCGCTCCATCTTCTGCCGAAACTTCGGAAACAACAACTGCAGCAAAAACTTCTGTTGCTTGTTCACCGTCAATGCTTTCAAGAACTTTGGGACTAGTTGCCAGCTCTGTTGCTTGGTCACTAGGAATACCACCTTCCTGTTCAATTACCAATGTAACAACTTGCCCAACTTGCTCGCTTGTAATTGATTCTGATTCTAAAACATCAACAATAACCTCAAGTGATTCTTTGTTAAGTTCGTTGCCCAAGACAGCAGTAAAGGTTTCAATCAAAACCTCAGTACTTACTTCTTCGTCAAAGACTGCACCAAGAGCAGCACCTAAATTGTCTGCGGTTAGACCGTCTTTCAATACATCAACAATGAGGTCAATGGTTTCTGCATCGGAAAGATCTGCATCAAAAACGCTGTCAAATACTGCTTCTGTTTCTGCTTGACTGAGATTTGTTTCAAGCAAGTCGCCAAGCACTTCCATAGTGTCCTCAACAGAAATGTCCTCATCAAACACAGCTTCCATAACTTTGTCTAAATCGCCAGAACTAATTGGGCCATCAAAGATTGATTCCAAAGCCGCCACCATATTCTCAGCAGAAGTATCTTCCGAGAACGCAGAATCCAAAACTGCTATAAGTTGTTCGCTAGTTATGTCCGCATCTAGCATTGTTGTCAGTGCTTCGGTGAATACATCTGCCGAAACATCTTCGGTAAACACGGCTTCTAAAACATTGTCAAGCTGAGTATCAGTAAGTTCCGCCCCAAGAAGTGTGTCAAGAACAGCACCAACTTCCTCAACAGTAATTTCAACGCCAGGCGTAAATGTATCTTCAAGAATGTTATCCAGTATGGCTGTCGTGATTGGCTCGTTGTCTTCTACATCGGTGACGGTATACTCATCTGGTGGAATTATTACTACTACCGTTTCAGGTTCTGTTTCTACTGGTCCAACTTCTATTGTCGGTAGTATCACTGTTGTTTCTGTTTCTTCGGGAAGCGTCACTACAATGGTTGTTTCTGTTTCTTCTGGCTGAGTGTATTCTGGTTCTGTGGGCGTGGTTGGCAATACAACGGGTTCAGAAGGGCCTGTAGAGCCTCCTGGTTGATTTTCTACAGGGATTACTGGTTCTGGCACTGTAGTGGTGTTATTTATAAAAACAGTCGTTGTTGTTTGAGGCGGAGTATAAGGCGCTTCGGTTGTAGTAGTTGTACTAGTAGTTGTAGTAGTTGTACTAGTAGTTGTAGTAGTTGGAACAGTTGTTGTAGTTGTTGTGGAAGTCGTTGTAGTGGTGGATGAAGTAGTGGTAGTTACTGGAGTTGGATCAAGAACAGTTGCATCAACAGTTACTTCAGGACCGTACACACACGGTCCTACGCCCTGATTAGAAAAACAACTTTGATTTCCCGCTTTGATACCAAAACGGACAGGTCCGTATCCAGTCGTGACAGGATTGCTGCCAGAGAACATTCCAGTGCTTAACGAGTAGTTAGTTCCTTGATTGGTCCAAACTCCCCAGCCACCCGATGTTGTCCCACCAATTTCGTCAAGGTCGTAAAAACTAACACCGTAAGCATATATGTCAACATTGCTTGATGTTGGTGCATCCCAATCAAGGTCAACACTTCCATCTGCGTTTGCAACAGCCGTTAGATTTGTGACTGCATTAAGGTATGGGGCAACTGTTGTTGTTGTTGTAGGTGGAACTGTAGTAGTAGTGGTAGTTGTACTCGTAGTTGTACTTGTAGTAGTGGTGGTAGTCGGTGTGGCAGATTCACTTGTCTTTGTGAACCATGATTCAGGAACTGGTACATAGGAACCACCAACCAAGTAATTCAATTTTACCCAGTTGCCACCACCATTTTCGTAATACCAAACAAGCAATTTCTGTGGAACTCCAGCAACAAAATATATTTCTGTGGTTCCGCCAGCGTTCCCTGAGTCATACCATGCGTCCACCCTGAGTACATCATCCAGATAAAGTTTTACACCGTCATCTCCGTGCAGATACAGCGTGTATTGCCCAGTGGTTGGGGCGGTTATGTAGCCTTCGTACTTAACTATAAAGTCGTCATACAGTCCACAAATATTATTGCCAAATTGTTGGTCAATAGATAGATATGTAGTCGTGCATTGAACTGGCCTGCCAGACACGGTGGGCAGAGGAGGGGCGTTGTTGTATCCGTAGTTATTGTAAACAGTAACATTTAGTCCTGGCTCTACAGCTGCTTGAACCGAAACTAATGGCATAACCATTGATAAAACAAAAGCGGGGACAATGACCCACCACCCTTTTCTAAAATTTATTTTCATTTTATTCTTCTATGAAAATACATTCACCTGGGCAATCTTCAGCCGCATCAATAACATCGGCTAGCCTATCGTCTGCGAAAGAAGCCAACCCACTTGCGCCTTCTGGGTTCCCTCGCAGCTTTGAATATACTTTCCCATTCTCTTGAACATACGCCAACCCATCCTCCAGCATGATAAACACATCCGGAGCTATTTCTGCACACAGCCCATCGCCCGTACATAAGTCTTGGTCAATCCAAACCTTCATTACTTCTTTCCATTTCTCTTCTTTAAAAGCGCATCAAAGTCTTTAACTTTTGTTTCGCCCATATAGCCCCACGCATAACCTTCATCAATCAATGTTTGATTGATAGATACTTTGTTGTCATCAAGAAATACCCAACCCAAAATACGACCATACTTTTCTGAACTGTCTGGCTTTTCGGTTTTGATAACAATATTTGTTGCAGCATCAATTGCTTTTTTCAATCTGTCTTTTACTTCCAACCCCAAAACTTTTTCGGCTTTATCTGTTGTACGAGATTCAGGTGTATCAATACCGGCAAGACGAACACGTTGTGAATAAGAAATATCAAAACCCAAATCAATGTCAACATCAATCGTGTCCCCGTCAACAACTTTCAAAACTTTTTTTACGCGATACTCGTACATTATTTATTCTCCAAATGGTCTGGGATTCCATTGCCGTCTTTATCTTCATCAGATTTTTTTGATTTCATGCCATTAGACATAACCAAACCGCCAAGACTTCCTGTTAAGAAAACAGTAAGCGTTTTGAGCAAATCAATGAAAGCGGAATCGTTTGGCGATTGTTGACCGATTGGCTGTGTAACAAACATTAAAGCATAAACAAAACCAATAACCGTGATAGCAAAAACTGCTGCCAAAATAATTGCGACACCAAAAATCATTCGGGCATGCAGCTGTTCTGCTGTATATCGTTCTTTATTAAAGAAACTCATTATGGGGCCTCCTTGATCAAGTCCTCTGTGCATGTGCCACTAGGCACACAAATTGGTGGATTACATTCCGGGTTTTCCCAGTTCTTATACTCTTGACATGAATAGCGGTAACTACCGTCATACCCACAAGAAGTGAGGAACATTATGGCAAGAAAAGTAAATAAAAATATATAAATCCGGGTTATTTTTTTCACCCTCACATTATAGTTTAAAATTTATTTTTTAGATAAATACTGCTTAACTTCTGGCAAATACAAAATTTCGCGAAAATCTGTTCTCCCAGCTTCCCCATGCCAAAAAGTATTAAAAGCCAAACTAACTCTATTTTCCGAAAAAATTTCTGGAACACCGTGTGGTAAGTACGATGGGAACAATAATAGTGACCCCTGAGTAGCTGGCACCCACCAGCTCATAGAATTAAATGGATTAAAATCAGCATGTTGAAATGTTGAACTCATTTGTGGGCATGGATTAGTAAACATAATTTTATCTTCATCGGAAGATTTTATATAAAAAACTCCACTAAAAATACTGTTTGGATGAGTATGATTTTTTGATCCACCACCAGATGTCGCCGCATTCAACCAGCTTTGGGTTATATAAAATTTTGTTTTAGAAGTAATATCCAAAACTGCGTAAGCAAAATGATGTATAGCGTCAGTACAAAATTCTTTAATATTTTGAAGTTCAGGTTTATCTAGAACGTAATTATTTGCAGAGCCATGGCTGTTTTGATTATTGTAATTATTAGTCGCACTTATATCAATGTCTAGCTCTTTGTTTATGCACTCAATTTCTAAATCATTGAGTTCCTCTATGTAGTTATAGCGAACAACCGGTACTGGAAAAAGCCCATTGATTTCGGGCGAATTGTTTACCGAGGACATGTGATGTTTATATTAACAACTCTACGCATTATCGCGTCAGTTGGCAACCCTCCAGAATGCTCTATGTCCGCAGAAAATATTAACAAACTGTCTGCTATGGATGGGTTCTTTAGAAAAGGAACACGTTTGTCATCATAAAGTGTCGTGCACCCATTAGTGTCATCCATGTAGTAGATAGCCGTATATTGCATATGTTCTTCATTTTCTGTTTTGGGCACATCCAAGTGCGGCTCCCCAACATACTCTATATTGTGATTAAAAATCATATTGACATGCAAGCTGTCAATTGAAAGAATTGGTTTAGAAATTATCTCTGAAACTTTCCAAGCAATTGGTAAAAATAAATTTGTATGCGAGGATTGATTAACTCCATCAAAAATCAAGGTGTGTCTGAAACCGCTGTTTTTGAATTCGGTAGGCAAAGATCCTGTTTGAGTATTTGCATAAAAAAACCAAGGGAATTGACCAGGTGCTTCTATCTTATCCAGTAGATAATTTAAAAAATAACTACCAAAAACATTGTCAACTTTTTTATACATAACAGCTACTTCCAGCGAGGCCCAAGAACCCAACCAACAAGAGACTTGCGGGTTCCCTTGGTTATTGTACGCACTCTGTGACGAGTACGAGAATCAAACAATATAAGGCATCCTTGTGTTTTCGGCGCAATATAACTCTCACCTGACTCGTTGATAAGTTCAAGCTCACCACCTTCGTAATCTTCTGGGTTGGAAAGTTGTAACGAAAAAGAAAGTTTTCTGACAAGTTCTTTGTTTTGATTTACAAAATCGTTGCCCACACCATCGGTAGAATTACCAACAAATTGTGGTTTATAAGAAGTTGTTAAACCGCCATCGTTATGCCATTCATAATACTCACCCTTGTCATAAATGGTGTACTGAATGTGTTCGCTATCCAGTCCTTTTAAATCATACAAAAAATTTTCTCTGTTTGCACGTTCAATATAGTGCCATAAAAAACCACCCATCCAATGGGAACTTCTAACCCATGAATGCTTTGCCTTTCGCACTTCGTTGAACCCGTCCCCAACGTAAAGATTCACTGGTGAGGATTTAATATCTTTTTCAAAATCTTTCAGTAATTCTTTTTCCATAATTTTTATAACTTCATCAGGCAAACCAGTAAAAAACCAAATTGACTGAAATGCCGTATTTGTTCTATCACTCATCATCATCCACCATATCTGCTACTAAATCTACAAAAATCTTATACATATTTTCTGCTTCGTCAAATAATTTTTCTTTTTGAATTTCTTCATAAAATTTTGTTTTGCTATGTGTATGAGCATGAGGGTGATGAAGCGGATAGGTTGTTTTAACAAATTCATCAATCTCCACCATGTGTACCCACTCGGGATCTTGTAAATTATATTTTTGAGAATATTCAAACATCGCCCGATTGGGGTGTTTTCTGAGTTGATTTAAGGTTGTACAAAAAATGTTTGATTCTATGGCTTTGTTAGCAAACCTAATATAAAACTCAAGTCTTTCTGCTGCCGACCAATATCTAGGAGGGTCTGCTTCTTCTCTAAGGTCTGTTGTCATCCAAGAAGAAATGCATTCTAAAGGTTCCCTAAAAATACAAATTACATTTGGGCATTGCGTCATTGGTGTCAAACGATGCTGAGTAAGAGCAATTTGTAATCCTGGAAAAGCAAAACCTAATGTTGCCTCTAGGGTTCTTGTCCCAGTTCTTGGATAACCAACAGGTGTTAGTCTTCCCACCTCTGCTGCTCTTCGTTCCATACAAAATATCCTACCATATCTGGATGAGCGATGGGCGCTTCCCAGTCAACAGTGTCTGCATTAAAAACCCAAGAAGGATAAGGTTTTGGGGGTATAAAAACATCTAATTCTTCGCTGTAAGTATGACCAATTGCAGCAAAACGCTTTCGGATATTGTTATTGTACGAAGTTCGTTTACAGATCAAACCTTCAAACCACGGTCTAGAAGAATAAAAATTTTCCCATGCCTCTGACGAGCCTCCAACAACCGTACCGTCCAAATCAGTCTGGGTTTCGTTCTCATCAATGCCTGTAATAACATCAACAACAATAGAACTACTGCTATCAATAAGTGCGTAATGTGCCATTATGCGAAACTTATCAATCCACTACCAGAAGTAAAACTATGTCGTTTAAAACCTCCGCTAGTAGTACCTGCGCTATGACCCAAGCCAGCGCCAACAGTAATTGTTAAACTGTCTGCGTAGCGAACCATTACAATTCCTGAACCGCCAGCATTGCCTGTTTTCCCACCATATTGCCAAGAACCACCACGACCAGCACCACCGCCGCCTCCTGTATTACCACTTGCTGCAGAACCTACAGGTGGACCGTCATATGTTGGGTCATACAAACCTGCACCACCGCCACCACCAGCGCCACCACCGCCGACAGAACCACCACAATAGTTACATGGGTTGTTTGGTGCTTGGCTAACACCGCCACCACCGCCACCAAAATATTCGTTACTTCCTCTAATTGAAGTTAGTGTTCCATTACCACCTGTGTAACCTGAGTTGGTTGCGCCGCTTCCACCACCTGCTTGAAAAGAGCCATTAGCACCAAAATTTAATCCAGCATTACTGGTAGCACTACCGCAACACAATCCACCAGAAGCAGTATAAGAAGCAAATTGGCTGGTTCCGCCTGTGGCACCACCGCCACCACCGCCACCAACAGTAACTTGGAGTTGCTGACCGCTTGTCACATCCAAAGCACCTAAATTAGCAGTTGCTCCTCCAGAATTTTCAGCACCAACACCACCAGCCCTATAACCGCCACCTTGACCACCAGGACCAATTGCGTAATTACCTCCGTAACCAGAAGCACCGCCACCACCAGCAATAAACGCAAACGAAATTGGAAGACCTGATGCGCCACCGCGAGAATATGCATCAACCTGAAATGTGCTGTTATTGCGTTTAGTGTTAGGAGCAAGAGAGCCTCCGCCAACAGCTTTACCGCCAGTAGTGTTTTTCCTAATACGAGACATGGCTTATGCTGTGATTCGGTTAACGTATCCTGACAACGAAATAACGTTTGTAGTACCAGCTGCTGCACGGATTGTCAAAGCTGCTGAAGCATTACCTTTAAGAATCAAACCAGGAACTACAAGATACAAACCACCCTTAGTCTTTATTGTATATTCAATAATATCATCAGGATCTGTTACCCCACCAAAACCAAGCCGCAAAGCAACATCTGCTGAGTGGTTATTTTGTGCATAAATCCAAACTTCTTCAAATGTTGACGCTGTTGAAGAACCGGTATGAATCAAAGTTGGTGATGTACCAATCGCTGTTGCAACCACCTTAATTGCGCGTCCATCAGTACTTGCTGAAAGAAGTTGTTTACTAAATGTTGCCATTACTATCTCCTATATAATTAAAATACCTGTGAAGCCAAAATTACTTGATCATCACTTTCATTAAATTTTTGCCAAATAGCAGTTGTGCCATTTGATGTCAATAAAAATTGATTTGTACCAATTGCTATCCTACCTAGAGTATCATTTGCAGTACCGATAAGCAAATCTCCGGCTGCATCTATGACTGCATTAGTTGACCATGCAGCTGTTGCTATTTTTACAGCAGTGACAGCGCCATCAGCAATATCTGCTGTAATAACCGCATTGGCAGCAATTTTTGCTGTAGTGATTGAGCTATCTTGGAGCATCGCTGTTGTAATTGTATTTGCAGAAATTACACCATTATATGCGCCATAAGCCAAAGAATTCCATGCCGTGGAACCATCACCAACTTTATAATAAGTAGTATCTGTTTCTAACCCCAATTCTCCAGCTGCCAAAACCGGGTTAGCAGATGTCCAAGCAGCTGCTGTATCTCTGCGCATTTGAATTTGAACTGCCATTAGCCTAATGCACCTCCTCCACTAACAGTGGTAATGCCTCCATAAACTGTAGAAGCAGTACCCCCGTCTAGATTATAAGAACTACCTGTTGATATTAATGAAACCCCAAGCAATGTCCAACTAGAACCATTATACAACCATGTTTTCCCCGCAGCAATAAAAGTATCGTTTACGCTTGGGGAGTTTGGGAAATCTATAGCAGTCATAACAATTAAGCTTGTGCCTCAGTCCAGGATAATCTTCCGAACACCGTAGAAGATGAACCACCAAGGTTACGCACCATGATGGTAAGAACATCGGGACCATCTGGAAAAATATTTGTTGTTGATGTTGCACCAGTTCCGCCACCGAGAATGGAGTTACCAAGGTCTCGCACGGCTCCAAGGTCAATTGAGTTTGCTCCAGTACCTACAAAGAAACCTCCAGTGACTTCACCACCAGTGTTTGTTGTAGTAGTTGTGCTATAGTCAGCAACTTGTGCAAGACTTGAGGTTGCACCAGCAGGTCGGTTCCAGTTTTGACCAGTGGATACGGTTCCATTAAGAACAGCGGTAATCAGCAAGTTAGAGCTAGCCGTTGAGGTCGTAACATCCAATGCACGAAGAATCAACTGCATTCTGTTAACCAACTCTCTTGTCCCAAACACACCGCCGACTCCATTATCCGCAGATGGCGCTACCCTGATTGAAAGAAGAGCATTTGTTGCTCCGGCAGCTACAGCAATTGAACCAGTAGTGCCATAAGTAAACACAAGAGATTTGTCATCATCAAAACGACCATCCATGATCACTGAAGTTCCCCAATGAGAAATAGAACTTGCATAAGTTGGATATGCTTGCTCTACAACCACAGGTGATGTTGCCGAATACGGGAACGAAACAGCAGTTCCTGAACCAAGCGCAGGTACGATAACAGTAGGGTTAGCACCAGTTGCTGCTTGACTCAATGTTAATGTTGTTCCAACAATATTAGAAATAAATGTTCCTTCAGGAATATTTGTTCCAATAACTCTCTGACCAATCTGCAAGTTAGAAGCAGATGACACTGTTGCAGAGTTTGAACCAGAAGCAATGGTTAAAGCCAATGAAGTGCTACCACTTTGTCCTCTAGTTAAACCAGTAAAGGTTGTAGCGGTCAATCCTGTATAATTGATAAATTCATAACCATGTGCTGCATGGCGAACACATAGGGTTCCTGAAGTAGGAAAACCAGAAGTACTTGCAACAGTAATTGTTGTATCACCACTATTAATAGTTGTGGTGGTATTTGTAAATGGGACAACTGTGCTTGATTCGTATCTTGCACACATGTTTCCAGAACGCATCCACGATTCTGAGTTGACGTTGTTATTGGGTACTTTATGACAATAAACAACATCTCCGTTAGTAGCTCTCATTCCCCAACGAATAAAACCAGCACCATACCAAGAATAATCAATATAAAACATTTGCATTTTTGAAAGATCAACATTGTACCCAGAAGGTCCTGTCCCATCAAGTTTGTCAAGATTCCATGTTGATTGAGCATAACGGGTTTCAATTGTTTTTGTAACAATTGCATATGCAGCATTAGCCCCACGATACGAAGGGCTTATAGTAAGAGATGTATCGCTTGCAATATCTGTAACGCGATATGATGCTCCGCGAATTACAATATAATCACCAATATTGAGTTGTCTTGAAAATACAGTTGGGAAAGAGGAATCTGTTTGAGTTACCGTATTTTGCCCAGATGTTACAGAAATTTTACCAGCAAGTTGAAACACAGAAGATCTTCTTACCGCATTAAGTGTTTGACCATCAAATTCAAAAAATACACCGTTTTGTTGATCAAACAATCCAAGTCTATTTGCACAACCATGCCAGCTATTTATTGCTACATAAATAGTTCCTCCTGCTGGTGTTTGAGAAGGAGAAGATGTTGGCACATATGTAAATGTATTAAAACCAGTAACATTTGTAATAGTATATGTTCCATTATAATTTGCATCCGATGCACCAGTTACAGTTACTGTAGATCCTGGTAGAATATTATGTTGTTCTTTTGTTTGTACAGTAACTACGCCTCCAGAAAAAGAAAGAGAATCAATTTGAAAATTTGGTTTTAAAATAGTTCCCGAACTTACTTGTACACCTTTACCTGATTGATAACGAAAATAACGGCGTGTCTGGCGAATTGCACTGCAATAGTTTGATGTCCCATTAGATGAGAAAATAACTCCACCATCAAAAGGCCTGTGCAAGAATTGCGATTGCGGTCTTACATAAACAGCAGCAGAACCAAAAGATAAAGTTGCTGTTGGCACAGCGTTAGCGTAATAAACAAACACTGTGTTGCTCAAAATTTGAGCAACAAAAAACGAACCGTTTGGAGGGTTTGCACCTGTTGTTGTAATACCAGTGACAACAACTTCGTTGCCAATAGAAAGCCCATGAGGAACTGTTGTTGTAACAGTTACCTTAGTAGTAGTTCCATCAATTACAACTGATGATGGCGCTGCTCCAATTGCAGCACCAGAAAAAATAAAACCAATATAAATAGCTGTTTTGTTTGAATCAAAAATTGCTTGAACAGCTGTGCTATTAACAGCTTGTGCTGTATATGTAAAACTTACGTTTGTGGATACTGATTCAACAATAAAATTACCATTAGCCGGGCTTAAAAAAGTATCATAAACTGAAATTGGTGTGCCAACTGCAATGCCTGTGGTTGACGGAAGAGATACGGTTACTGTCCTTGAGTTGGTATTAAAAGCAATAGCTGTAATACCAGAAATGGGAGTCTGTGATGAATATACATATGGTCTGTTATCAATTAGGCCAAGATTTTCCCATTTTGTTTGTTGTGTACCGTATTCAAAGTCGGTATCAATCAATGATTGAGGTTGAGATACACGAAGTCTGTTAACCGGATCATTAAATAGTTCCGAAGGTTTAAATGTTGTTTCCCCAGTAGGTAATTGTTGAATTGCCATTATGCTGACTCCATTCCGCTAATATGAAAATTAACTGTAGCAGCAGAAGCTCCACCGGTAATTGTTTTAGTTGTTGCTAAAGCTTGTTTTACATCAATGGTTACAACACCACCGGCAGGAATGGAAACTCCTGGAAACAAAGAAACGCTATCTAAAGCTAAAGTGTATGAAGCAGCTGCAGATAAATTAGTGTTCACAACAACAATGTTTGTCACAACAGTTACGGTTGATGCCGGCACTGTATAAAGAACTGTATTTGTAGTAGTTGTTGCAGCACCACGAAATAAAGCTTTTGCTATATTAGCCATTTAAACCTCTAGACACTAGTAAACCCCCATAATAAAAGGTATTTCAACATCACTACCTAGTTTAGCATAAGTAATTGAATTATCCATTATTTTAGCAGTAGTAACAGCATTACTAGCTAACTTAATAGCAGTAACAGAAGTATCTGCTAAGGCAAGAGTTCCAATTGTTCCATTGGCTGTTGATGTTATTGATTTTAGTGTCCAATTAGAACCTGTAAAATACCATGTTTTGCCATTTGCAGTAAACTCATCATTAGTTGATGGTGTGTTTGGAAAATTGATTGCCATATAACTCCTATAATACTTCTTTAATAATTAATTTGCAATTAGACAGTTATATTTCCTGTACCTGCGGTAAATTGATAAACTTTATACCCGCCTGAAGTTACTGGGCCGGTGTAAGTAAGTCCAACACTAATAGAACCTAGATCGGGGAATGTATCTGCATAACGAATAACAACCACACCACTACCGCCGTTACCACCACCGCCACCACCACGATTTGCTGTACCTCCTCCACCAGCACCAGCACTTCCGGCGCTAACACCAGAACCATATTCATACAACGCAGCACCACCGCCACCACCTGCATAAGTTATAGATGTTCCAGTGATGCTTGAAGCTGTTCCTGCACCACCATTACCTCCAGAACTAAAACTTCCACCACCACCGCCACCAGAAGCACCACCACCGCCACCTGCGGTATAACGACCATCGCCAGGGACAAAGTTTCTACCACTACCGCCAGCATTTCCTTGCCCAGCAGTTCCTCCACCGCCACCACCAGGAGAGGAATTGTAAACACCGTCACCACCACCGCCTGACCCCCCTGAGTTTCCAGAAGCACCACCCCAACCGTAACCGCCGCCTTTACCGCCACCAATTGCTGTAACGGCACCAATTACTGAATTACTTCCATTAGACCCACTACCACCACCACCAACAGTAATTGTAGTTAAAGCAACAGTCAACGTCATTGATGATGTTAAAAATCCACCACCACCACCGCCACCACCGCCACTTGCCCCACCACCGGCAACGACAAGATATTCAATAGGAATAGAAAATGTTGTTGTACCCAGACCACCAAACCCGCTATTGAGCCAAGCACCAATTCTAGTATTAACGCGAGAACGGTTTCTTTTACTCATTAGAAAGTTATAATTCCTGTTCCGGCTGTAAATGAATAAATTTTATAACCGCCTGTATTACTAAGCGAGTAAGTAAGCCCCGCACCGATAGAAACTATGTCAGGAAATGTATTTACATAACGCAAAATGACTATACCGCTACCACCGTTACCACCTATAGTGCCTGTGCTAAAACCTGGGTCAGTGTTTGTCTTACCGCCACCTCCACCGCCAAGATTTGCTGTGCCTGCCGTACCCGATGAAGGAACTCCAGCACCGCCTGCACCACCACCACCAGCACCACCAGCGCCTGGGGTGTTTTGCGAGTCACCAGGTCTAAATCCTCCACCACCGCCTCCGCCTCTTTGGACAGAAGAACCAGTAATACTTGAAGATGAACCTGCACCGCCAACACCACAAACTGAAGCACCGCAGTTCCCGCCAATAGCAGCAGCGCCACCTCCTCCGCCACAACCACGACCAAGACTAGATCCGCCATTGAAGCCTTGAACTGGTGAAGCCGTGCGAGCTCCTCCTGCAAATGTACCTTCGCCAACACCGCCACCACCAGAACCACCACCAACACCAGCACTAGAACCACCAGCACCACCGCCACCACCTGTTGATGTAACTGACCCTAAAACAGAGTTGGTTCCACTACCACCAACAGCACCGTTAGTTGAAGATGATGTTCCTCCAGCGCCAACAGTAACCGTATACGCATCTCCTGCAGTAATGCCAAGAGCAGACTCTAAAGTTCCATTGCCACCTGTTGCAGTTACCGTGCTACGCAACCCGCCAGCACCACCACCACCACCACCGTAAGTATTATTGCTACCAGCACCACCGCCAGCGAGAACAAGGTAATCAACTGTTGGTGTAGCAAATGCTGTTGTACCCAAACCACCCAAACCGATATTAAGCCAAGTACCAATATTTGTATTGTTTAATGATCGCATGTCATATAAACGACCCATATGAACCTATACCGCTATACGATTGACGTACCCAAAAATTGAAATTTGGTTTCCTGTTGCTGCAAAAGCACGAATAACTTTCGGAACAGCATTACCCTGAATTACTAAACCAGCAACAACTAAAACTAAACCGTTTTGAGCAGTAAGCGTTTGCTTTATTACATCTTTTGGAGCAGTTACCCCACCAAATTCAATTGTTAAAAGAATAGATGCTGAATGGTTATTATAAGCATACAACCAAATTTCATCAACCGTTGTTGTAGTTGCGCTAGCTGTATGAATTGTTGTACCAGCAGTAGCTGTGTTGGCTACCAAAATACCCAAACCATCTCCGGTAGTGCCGGCTGGCTGCAATGCTAATTTACTTAATGTTGGCATAATTTTCTCCTATGTTTATATATATTAACCCCATACTTGCGTTCCTATAAAAAATTGATCACTAAAAGCATCAACACCACTTTGCCCTGATGAAGCCGAAGTAATCCGGCCTTGAGCATCCACAGTAATGTTCGTAGCTGTGTAAGAACCCGATACTACTGCTGTATTAGCAAGTTTTGTTGCTGTAACTGCAGCATTTGCAAGTTTACCAGTAGTTACATTTTCATCTAGAATCTTAACAGTTGTTACAGCATCAGAAGCAATCTTGGCAGCAGTTACGTTAGCATCCAAAATTTTTGCTGTAGTTACAGCATTGCTTGCGATATCACCCGCAACAATTGTTCCATCAAGAATTTTTGCAGATGTAATGCTATTATCTGCAACGCTTACAGTGACACCAGTACTTACAACTGTCCACCTAGAACCACTATACGCCCAGGTTCTACCTGCGGTTGTAAATGTTTGCCCTACGGTTGGAGAATCTGGGTAATCTATTGCCATATACTATCTATGATATCCTTTTATTGGTGATTGAGCAAGTTGCTTTTATGACAATCTGCTTCTTAAATAAGCGCACTCAAGAGCCAAAGCCTCTTCGTAACGGATTCCATACCTATTCCCAGCGGCTTCAAATTGTTGCACAACCCCTACACCTTCTTCAATTT